GTCTGAAGTTTTGGACATAGTAGATAGCACCAGTCACCCATTAGAATTTTATCGGTCAATAGAGGCTAAATTAAAGGAGCGCAACACATGAATGTAGAAATTGAATTTTTAGAATGGGTACACCCAAGAGCAGGGGTTACTAAAGTAGAGGTTGAGGGTGGTAAACCTTTAATATTGAAAGCCAAAATCAATATGCCAGAAGAAAAACCAAAGCGTTGGAATACATGGTATGACCTGACAGATGAGGAGATAAACGATATTCCTTTTATCAGTGTTACTTTAGCCCAATACGCCCGCCTGGTTGAGCGCAAACTGAAGGAGAAAAATAGTGAATGAGATAATGGATTGGTTATTGCTAATTGGTACATTGGGTGTCGGGGCGATCTGGATTCTGGCCATTTTTTGTTACATCATAATGATATTAGGGGGTTACGATGATTAAGGCATTTCCAAGCGTTATTTCAATCCATAATGGACGGCAAGAGCATTCAGGTATGGATTTAAGGGATTGGTTTGCAGGGTTAGCTATACAAGGTTTGGCTATGGAATCAATTGCTTTTCAAGGTTTGGGAGTAAAACAAGGAGTTCAGTTTGCATATGAAATAGCAGATGAAATGATGAAAGCAAGGGAACAACATGACAGGATGGAGGAAGAAGCAAGTGTTCCAAAAGATTAACACTTATGAGGCAAGGGAACTAGGTGTACATACGGGCAAACTAGATGAGCGGTTCAAGCCCGCGTGGATGTGTACGGAGTGCAAACGGATATTCTTTACAAGAGAAGAAACAGAATTACATAAACATACAACAAGGGAAGAAGAATGAAAATTAATATTGAGAAAATCAGGATTGATGGAGATACACAATCACGGGTAAAAATTCACGATAACATTGTTCAGGAGTACACAGAGAACCTTTTAAACAAAGTGGTAATGCCGCCAGTCAAAATATTCTTTGACGGCTTGGATAATTGGTTGGGTGATGGTTTTCACCGTTACCATGCTCACCGCAGAGCCAAGCTAACAGAAGTTGATTGTGACATTTCCAAGGGTACAAAGCGTGATGCCAAGATTTACTCTTGGAGTGCAAATTCGAATCATGGACTACGCAGAAGTAACGAAGACTTACGCAAAATCGTTATTGAAATATTAGAAGATGTTGAATTTAGCGACAAAAGTAATCGTGAGATTGCCAGGATGTGTAAGTGCTCAGACATGACGGTTGGTCGTGTTCGCAAAGAACTTGCTCTTGCAAAAGAAATGGGCAAAAAGTCAAAGAAAGTGCAACAAGTTGCACCCGACCCAGTTTACGAAGAACCGTTGGAAGACGAGACATTTAACGAGAAGCTAGAGGAGCTGGTTGTTGAAAATTCCGCATTGATGCAAGAGAATGTTAGGTTGCGTGATGCCATTGCAGTAGGTAGTTTGGATTTACCAGAAGAAGAAATAGCTGACGTACAAGAAACAATTAAGAGCTTGAGGCTGGATTTGGCAAAGTGTGAGAGTGATTTGCAAGCCATGACTTTATCTCGCAATGATTATCAGAAAAAATCGGCCGATGCTATTCAGCAAGTGCAATATTGGAAACGCAGGGCTGAAAAAGCAGAAAAATCCAAAAAATGAATCTATCGCTCAGACCCCACCAAATTGAGGTGGTTGACAAGATCAATCTCAATTTTGATCTGGGCATAGGCAGTCAATTGCTATATGCTCCTACAGGATTTGGCAAAACAGAGGTTGCCATCTCCTTGATGCAACAATATGCAAAGCAAAACAAGCGCGTTGCAATGATGATGGATAGGATTGTTTTGGTCAATCAGTCCAGCACAAGACTATCTCGCTACTCTATTCCGCATGGAGTGATGCAAGCAGACCACTGGCGGTACAACCCGACAGAAAATATTCAGATTTGCTCTGTTCAAACGTTAGAAAAGCGTTCTGATTTTCCTCACATTGATTATTTAATCATTGACGAATGCCACATCATGCGTATGAGTTTGGTTGTTTTTATCAAAGACAACCCAGCAATAAAGGTAATTGGGCTGACTGCTACACCATTTACCAAGGGATTGGGCGATATTTATGATGTGGTGGTTGGTGCAAAGCCTACGAAAGAACTCATCAAAGAAGGTTGGCTGACACCGTTAAAAATCTATATTGCCAAAGAAATTGACATGACTGGGGCAAAAAAAGTTGCGGGTGAATGGTCGCAAGATGAAGTTACTGCGCGTGGCATGAAGATTACTGGCGATATTGTTACCGAATGGAAGAATAAAACCAATGAAATATTCGGTAGACCAGTAAAGACGGTAGTATTTTGCTCAGGTGTGGCGCATGGGCGTGACTTGGAAAGGCAGTTTAACGAGCAAGGGTACAACTTTAAGTCCATTTCCTATATGGAAGATGGCGAATATAAGCGTGAAGTCATAGATGATTTCAGTAAGCCTGACACAAATATACATGGGTTGATTGCTACCGATATATTAACTCGTGGGTTTGATGTGCCAGACGTGTTGATGGGAGTAAGTGCAAGACCGTTTTCGAAGTCTTTTAGTTCGCACGTCCAACAAATGGGGCGCGTTATGCGTCCATCTCCAGGCAAAGAGTTTGGTGTTTGGTTGGATCACGGTGGAAATTATCTGCGTTTTAGGAAAGATTGGGATCAACTTTACGAAGAAGGAGTGACCGAGCTTGAAAGTGGCATAGAAGATAAAGCCAAAAAAGAGCCGACTGAGGACGAAAAGAAAGAAGCAAAGTGTGCCAGTTGTGGAGCTTTGTGGATCATGGGAAGCAACATTTGCTACTCCTGCGGGTATGAAAAACCGTTGCGTGGCATAGCCATAGTGCCAGGTGAGCTACAAGAATTGTTTACCGATGGCGCTGATAAAACCCAAAACAATCAACAGTTTTACTCCGAACTTTTATACTATGCAAGGATGCGAAACTTCAAAGATGGTTGGGCGGCACACAAATACAAAGAGAAATTTGGTGTATTTCCAAGGGGGCTGAGTGCTAATCCAAGTCCAGTTACGCAGAAAACGGTTAGCTGGATTCGTTCAAGAAACATTGCATGGGCAAAGAGTAGAAACAAATGAGCTTTACAGATTTTGCATACCAATATGGATTGGTGATTGATAATTTAGTAATTGGCAGATGGGCAAGAGTTAAGACGTTAGACAAGCCAAATAAGACCAATGGCGCATACATTTTTGATGGTTGTAGTGGTGCAGTCATTAACTTTGCAACAATGGAGCTTCATGCCCCTTACAAGTCCGATAAGCCACTTTTGGTTGATCGTGAACGTATAAAGAAGGCTAATGAAGATAAATTGGAAAAGCGTGCGAAAGCGTGCGAAAAGGCTGAATACATCCTTAAAAGCGCCAAGAAAGCCAAGCATCCATATTTAATCAGGAAAGGATTTGATGAAAATGGTTGGGTGTGGAAGGAAATGTTGATTGTTCCAATGCGGGTTGATGGCAAATTGGTTGGTTGTCAAATGATAAATGCGGATGGAACTAAGAAGTTTTTGTCGGGGCAATTGACAAAGGGTGCGAGCTTGGTGATGGATGAAAAGGGCAAAGATGTGTTGGTGGAAGGGTATGCAACTGGGTTGTCTGTGAGAAGGGCACTTCGGTTGCTTGGCGTGCCATTTAAGATACACGTTTGTTTTAGTGCGTCCAATATGCTTGAGATAGCAAAGAATGCCGTAAATCCGTTGGTTGTGGCCGATAATGACCCAGTTGGGGTGCGCACCGCCAAAAAAATAGCCTCTCGTTACTGGGTAGGAGAGGCTAATGAGGATTTCAACGATTACGAGTTAAGACTTGGAACTCCTCTTGCTAGTCTTGGTCTTAAAATGTACTGGGAATAACCATTTTGTCTTTATGGGTGCAACTTGTTGCACTTTGCATTGGTTGCAGTCTAGTTTTTGGCATACTCCCAGTTCCTCACACCGGGTGTACTTCATGCCATTTCCTTTAAGTTAATAGTTGGGATTTCTTCAGTTGAGAAATAAAATTGATCCATGTCTTTGTACAGACAAATAAAATCATCATCTATCCCAATGATTCGTCCATCTTTTAGGTGGATTAGGTGAATTCCTGGATATTCGTAATTGATTTCTTGAATCATTCCTTGATCTATTTTCATTTTGCATCCTTTATTTGATTTCTATCATGCCGTTTCCCTTGCGTTGATGTCAACCCTGTCGGATAGTTCGTCAACTATATCTACTTCAGCGAGTTTACTTTCCTCGCATTTGTAAATGTAAACTGGTTTGGTTATATCGTCCACTTGTAAAAGTTTACGGATTAAATCTGCTACTGTCATGCTAAATCCCTTTCAATCATTTCTTTTTTAAGCTTTTCATCACTCCAAGAGTTGTAACCCTCAAATCCATTATTTAAGGTTTCATATAAATAAGCTTTTAGATCGTTTTTGTTGTTCCAGTCATCAATATCATCTTCAATCAGCAAATCTATCATTTTTTTGCGCGTAACAGTCTCTAGCTTTTCTATTTCTTCAATTTCCATTATTGAATAATCGCTAATTAATCTCTGCATATCGGCAAACGCGATAGCATCTTCGTTACTATCAAATATGCCCAAAGCCCTAAAGCCATCAACTGGGTTGCCTGTAATTATTGTGTATTTCATTTTGGAATCCTTTCGTCAATTACATATTCAATTGCATACTCAACCGAATACCATGTTGTGCCGATTTCAGCGTCATGCGCGTCAGCCATTACATTTAAAACGCGGATTTTCTCATCATCGGTCAGAACAATATCCATGTTTTCGCAAACCATTGAAACATCATCTGTGCCCCACTGAATTTGCATCACCCAATTTCCGTCCTCATTTTGTATAACTTTAGCCATTTTCTTCACCTTTATTTAATTCTTCCTCTATCCATGCCATTTGGGTACATATCTCATTCCATTCTTCGTCATATTCTGCTTGCCCTTCAGGGATACAGGTTTCCCTGTACCCCTCTAAGGCATTCCAGATTGACGTTAAATCAATCTCGGCCATAGGTTATCCTTTGTAAGATGCCCAATCAAGCGGGCGGTAGTTTGCGTAGTTTCGAATCGGTGTGTTCTCTTGGTAAATTGATTCGTATTTAAATTGCTTGCCCGCCATAGCCATTGCTCTAGCAAAAATTGCATAGTCGCAATCCTCTTCCAAGTAAACAAACGGGGTATCCAGTCGAGTTTTGATATACGAATAATGACTGATGGCACTTGCGACTCCTAAGTCGATCAATTCTCTTAGTGGAACTTCTAACCAAGCGTGGCCTGGGTCTTCAAAAAATTTGTAAGTTTGCATTTGTATTTCCTTTGTAGTTGATTAAGACCCTATCGCTAGGGTTTCGCCCAATCAGGGCTCGTCAGTTAATCTCTTTGCCTAGGTCTTTGGCCAGTTGCACCAAGATTTCTTTTCTTGTGCCCTTGTAGCCCATTTTCTTAAGAATCTTCAAAATAGACGTGTGACGGTTTACTTTCATGCCCGCAATCTCAAGTTTTAGTCCTTGATAAAGCGTCAACATCCTGAAGTGCTCAATCTGGTCGGGTGTTGTTAATATCATTTCAATACTCACTTGGCAACATCATGACCACAAAATCACCTTTTTGCATAAAAAATTTGTACTCTCCGTCAGGGCAATCGGTGTAGCTAATTTTCTTAAGAAATATTTGTTCTTCGTCACCGTCCTCTGCAATGATCGTAGCCTTACTATCGAGTGCAACAAGTTGCACCGTCATAAAATCATCAATCAAAGGCACAATCTCGCTTGCTACTATGTCAGTAAACCAGTAAGCGCCCGCTTGGTCAATAAAGTATTTCACCCCATCCGTGATTCTCATGCTTGAGAAGATAGACGGCTTGTAATACCGTGTTGTGCCGATAAATTGGCCTAGTTCGCTTGCTAAATCTCTTGTAGTTTCCATTGTTATTTCCTTGTAGTTAATCTAAGACGGCCTCTCGACCGTTTCGGCCTTACGGCCTCGTCAGTTAGATAGTTTGATGGATATGTCGCAGTCTTTGAGTTTGTTAGTCCTCAAGTATTGCTTTGCCCAATACTGCGCTCCCTCGAAAGTGTTGAAACGCTCCTCGCTTAACACTGTTTCGACTTGAATGATTTTGACTAGCCACATCATTGCTCATTCTCCTTTGGTGCAAACTTTTCAAATAAATCTGAAAAGGCCACAACAATTTTTATAGCGTTTTTGGCATCAGCTTTGTAAAAGGCTTGTGCAATTGCGTATGCAAAACCGCCACCGCTCTTTTCCATGTTTTGTGCGCAAAGCAAGTAGTAGTCTCTGTCGTGTAGCATGGTGATCTCCTATATTGATAAGACAAGTAAATAGACCGTGCGTCCAATTGAGCAGTTACACATCTCATTGAGATACCAAAATGTATATCTCAGTCCAAATGCTTTTATGTAGGCCTTGATCTGTAATGGGTCTTGTAAAACTGTTGTTAACATTTGTATTTCCTTTATTAAAGAACTTCAGTGACTGCTTCCAAAATACTCATTTGATCTACTGCCAAATGACCGATCAAGTGCATGATGTCCAACTGCTCACCAATCACAATGCACTTTTTATCTTCGATTGTTTTACTAACAATAAACTCTTTGAACCTGAATCCACTAATTTTTAATCTCATGTCATCAACACTCAATTTAAATTTTGCTTTTAATATCATTTGTATTCCTTGTAGTTGCATAAGACCCCTTTCGGGGTTTCGACTATTGAAGTCTCATCAGTTATGCTCAGAATGCGGTGCTACGAATCTCCTGTGCGTATTCGAACCGCAATTTGACCGTCTTGGATAGTTCTTTGAATGCCTTTGTGGGGTTGCCCTCAATGTAGTATTCAAGAATGTCGCCATCGTCCCATGCTTCACAAACTTCGTCCCAACCGCCTTTGTCGTAATGTTCCATTGCATAAGCCCGCATAAACCGAATGAAATCAGGCTCAGTCATATTTATTGCTAACATCATTTAATTCTCCTTATTTGTTTAAGACGGCCTTTCGACCGTTTCGCCTACTAAAGGCTCATCAGTTAAACTTGATTGAAGCCCATCATCTGCACCCAAGCGTTTAGGTTGGAACGTGTCTTGAAGCAAACAAACCCAATATCATTCTTGGAACAATCCGAAGATCCATCTATCTCCCAAACTTTGCAACCTGCAGGATATTGGTATACGGTCGTGCGGGTATAGTTTGTCGGCACTAAGTATTTTTTCCCTGTGTACTTATCAGCAAATAATTTGAACATCTGTTTACTCCCTGTGTGTATGTTTATTAAATTTAACGGCTTCTCTATCTATACGTGGAAGAATCGTGCCAAGTCAGAGTTGTCCACATTTTCGGGTATGGTTATCCACATATGAAAACCCTATGTAAACTAATCGGTTACAGTTTTTGTACATCTAAAGTATCAATGTGTATAACTATTTGAGTTATCCCGCCCTGTTGATAAGGTGTGTACATCCTGTTTATAATGGTTATTGATATATACTCACGAACTGGTGCAACAAGTTGCAGAGGAGACGACATGACCGCAGAGAACAAGAAGACCGTCAAGAGAATGACAAGGGCGCAGATAAAAGAGACGCTAGACAAGACACCAATAGAGACAATCCTAGGGACAAAACAACCGCTTACCAACAAACAAAGAGAATTCGCCCGCAAAGTAGCACTAGGCACTATGAGTAAAAGACAATCCTACAAAGAGACATACAACGTCACCAGTGAGCATTCACTCAATAGTAATCCATATGTAATGATGAGAGATGCAAGAATCCAACGAGAGGTCGAAGCCTACAAGCTAGCAATGGAAGCAGAAAAACAGCGAGAACCTGCTCAACTAAAGGCATTGCTCGTACAACAGTTGGTGCAACACTCACTCGATACTGAGTTTCCACCTGCACAAAGGATGAAAGCATTGGAACTCATAGGTAAGCTATATGAAGTGGGCGCATTCGTTGAGCTAAAGGAAACGACCGTCATCAACAAGAAGTCTGAGGACATCAAGGCTCAACTGATAGAACGTATCAAAGAAGTAATAGACGTAGAGGCCAAGCCGTCTCGAACTGGCGCACGAAGTCTCCAAGACGAGATAGATAACACAGACGCAACAGACACGCACGCACTCGCAGACACGCACGCACAAAGCGCAGACGCAAATCCCGCACTCGCAGACCCCACCGCACCCGCACCCCGCGCGCTCGCAGGCCCGCGTGGGACTTCCTAACGCATACTATTCCATACAAACGATTCCGCAAAAAAAGTAATTGATATGAGAAATTGTTTTTCCCAAGCTCAAAATAAAAAGGTGGGGGGGGTATATTTTTTAAAAAAACAAGTGCAACTTGTTGCACCCCTATCGTAAGTGGTTGATTTATATGAAGAAAAAATACGAATACAGCAAAAGTATGTTGGATAGGATGAGGATAGTGGGTAAGAGTTATGAGCAGTGTATGGAGATGGAGATGACGCCGAAGGAGAGGAATATATTTATAGTGGTTGATGAGTGGTGGAAGGAGTTTGGGTATGGGCCGACTATAGATGACATTATGAGGAATAGTGGGGATAAGGGGCGGGGGAATGTATCTAGGGTTATTAAGAATCTTTGTGAGTTGGGGGCGTTAAAGAAATTGCCTGGGAAGGATAGGAGTGTTCGGCCTGCTTATATTAACTTTAGGAGTATTGAATGAGGGATCAAGATATTATTGATGCTATCTCTAAGATGCCAGATGATATGGCTGATGAGATGTTTCAGATGTTTGAGGTTTATAAAAAGAGTCTGACGGTTGAGCGGGCGGCAGATGACTTTATGATGTTTGTTAATGAGATGTGGCCTGGGTTTATACACGGTCGGCATCATGAGTTAATGGCTGAGAAGTTTGAACAGATAGCCAGGGGGGAGATAAAGCGGTTGATTATTAATATGCCGCCTCGGCATACCAAGAGTGAGTTTGCGAGTTATCTTTTGCCTGCGTGGTATTTGGGGAAGTTTCCTGGAAAAAAGATTATCCAAACATCTAACACGGCTGAGTTGGCGGTGGGGTTTGGTAGGAAGGTAAGGAACTTAGTTGCGAGTGAGCAGTACCATAGGATATTTCCTTTTGTTAATTTGCGGTCTGACTCTAAGGCGGCGGGGCGGTGGAGTACGAATAAGAATGGCGAATACTTTGCGATAGGTGTTGGAGGTACGGTGACGGGTAAGGGTGCGGACTTACTTATTATTGATGATCCGCATAGTGAGCAAGAAGCGGCGTTGGCGCAGGGTGACCCAACAGTGTTTGATAAGGTGTATGAGTGGTATACATCTGGACCGAGACAACGTCTTCAGCCTGGTGGGTCTATTGTTGTGGTGATGACGAGGTGGGCGAAGAAAGATTTGACGGGCAAGATTGTGCAGTCGATGATTGATCGGGACGGAGAGAAGTGGGACGTTATACAGTTGCCTGCGATTATGCCGAGTGGAAAACCGCTTTGGCCAGAGTTTTGGAGTTTGCCAGAGCTGGAGGCGTTGAAGTCTGAATTGCCTGCGAGTAAGTGGAATGCGCAGTATATGCAAAGCCCGACCAGTGAGGAGGGGGCGATTGTTAAGAGGGATTGGTGGAGGATATGGGAAGGGGAAGATATACCACCGTGCGAGTATATTATTCAGAGTTGGGATACGGCGTTTACGAAGAGTGAGAGGAGTGACTATTCTGCGTGTACGACATGGGGGATATTTTATTTAAATGAGAATGCGCGCGATCCCAATATTATTTTGCTTGATGCGTTTAAGAGGAGGATGGAATTTCCTGAGTTAAAGGAGATTGCTATGCGAGAATATAGGAACTGGGAACCAGACTCTTTTATTGTTGAGGCGAAGGCAAGTGGTGCGCCGTTGATATTTGAGTTGAGGGCTATGGGAATACCTGTACAAGAGTTTACGCCGAGCAGGGGAAATGATAAGATGGTGAGGATTAACTCTGTGTCTGATTTGTTTGCGAGCGGTAAGGTATGGGCTCCTGCAACAAGATGGGCTGATGAGTTAATTGAAGAGATGGCGGCGTTCCCTAATTCTGATCACGATGACTTGGTAGACTCGACTACGCAGGCATTGATTCGATTCAGAAAGGGAGGGTTTATATCTTTGGGTAGTGATGAACCAGATGAACCAATATATAGACGGCGCAGGTCTGCCGCTTATTACTAAGGATAAATATGAAACGTAGAATTTTTTTACAATCAATTGGTGCGGGCGCAATTACGCTGGCTGTGCCAGTTGTGCATTCTGGAACTGGATGGAGTGGCCCTACTTGCGCAAAAAGTTTGACCGAATGGATGGAGTCAAAATTTTATTGTGTTATGGGTGAACCATCAGCATTCATGGACTTGCCAAGGCATGATGCCAATAAGTTTTTCACAGACGCTTCTATGAAAGTTTTGGATCCCGCTGGAGATGCGCAAATAATTAGAATTTCATATGACACTTTGGCTTATGCGGTCGAAGGATATACAGCTAAAGAAGCCGAATCAATGTTGGCAAAACATTTCTACGAAGGGCTTAAAGAGTTGGACGAGGGGGATAGAAAGCAAATTGTGTGGAGAGTTAAACCACAATTTAAGTCTGACTATATTCGTGAATGGGGAGATACATATTTAACCGCCGAGGAATTGGAAGATAAAGCTTATAACAATGTAAGTAAAGATGATTTGAAAATACCAGAAAATGCCCAGTTTGATTTTGATACTAACAGTTATAGGTATGTAAAAAAATCTTATTATCTCCACAGAATTCGAATGAGATTGGCTATGCCAGAAGTAAATTTTGAGCAAATAGACAGTTATAAATTAGAAGGCAAAACAGCTAAAAGGATAAATAATGAGTATTGATAAAAGTTTATATCAAGCGCCCCAGGGTATTGAGAGTTTAGCTCAAGATGAGGAGCCATTAGAGATAGAGATTGTTGATCCAGAATCTGTTGGTATTAAGATGGATGGAATGGAGATAACGCTGGAGGAGGGGGAGGAAAGCGGCGAAGACTTTAATGCGAACCTTGCTGAAGAAATGCATCCAGGTGCGGTATCGTCTTTAGCATCAGAGTTAGATTTTGATATTACACAAGATATTGGTTCTAGGAAGGATTGGGAGAAAGCGTACTCTGAGGGGTTGAAGTTATTGGGTCTTCATATAGAAGATAGGACTGAACCTTGGGACGGCGCGTGCGGGGTGTTTCATCCATTGATTACTGAGGCGATTGTTAGGTTCCAAGCGGAGATGGTAACGGAGACATTCCCGACCGCTGGGCCTGTGCTGAGTAAGATTATTGGTAAAGAGACTCCTGAGATAAGAGAAAAGGCGATCAATGTTCAAGATGATATGAACTTTGAATTGACTGAGGAGATGAAGGAGTTTAGACCAGAGCATGAGAGGATGTTGTTCTCTTTGCCCGCGGTGGGTTCTACATTTAAGAAGACTTATTACGATCCAGGATTGGGTAGACCTGTGTCTATGTTTGTTCCAGCAGAAGATATTATTTTGCCGTATGGGACAACGGATATGGATACGGCGTACCGCGTTACCCATGTGATGCGTAAGACAAAAAATGATATTGTTAAATTACAACGCGCTGGATTTTATTTAGATATAGATTTGCCTGATCCACAGAATGATAAGAGTGAGATACAAAAGGGGAAAGATAAAGAGACTGGGTTTAATGATTTAAGCGATGAAAGATATACTCTGTATGAGTGTCACGTTGACTTAGACCTAGAGGGGTTTGAGGATGAGGACGATGATGGACCGACAGGGATTATGCTTCCCTATGTTGTTACTTTCATAAAGGGTACAAATGAAGTATTGTCGATTCGGAGGAACTGGAAGGAGGGCGATGATCTTAAACTTAAGCGCCAGCATTTCGTACACTACCAATACATCCCAGGATTTGGAGCTTACGGATTTGGACTCTTCCACCTCATTGGGGGATATGCAAAGTCGGCGACAAGCATTATGCGTCAACTGGTGGACGCGGGAACTTTATCTAACTTGCCTGGAGGTCTTAAGTCCAGAGGACTTCGGATTAAAGGTGATGATACACCCATTAGGCCAGGAGAGTTCAGAGATGTAGATTTAGCATCTGGAAACATTAGGGATAGTATTCTTCCGTTGCCTTATAAGGAGCCGAGTGCGGTATTGGCTGGATTGTTAGGTACGATTGTTGAGGAGGGCAGGAGGTTTGCCGCTACTGCTGATATGCAGATTAGCGATATGTCTGCCCAAGCTCCTGTTGGAACTACGCTGGCATTATTAGAGCGCCAGTTAAAAGTGTTAACGGCGGTGCAGGCTAGAACACATTTTAGTTTAAAGCAAGAGCTTAAGTTAATAAAGAATTTAATTCGAGACTATACAGACGAAGACTATACATATGATCCTGAATATGGGGGACGCAAGTCTAAGAAGGCTGATTATGATTTAGTTGATATTATTCCTGTTAGTGATCCTAATGCCGCTACCATGTCTCAACGCGTGGTGCAGTACCAAGCCGTTATACAAATGGCACAAATGGCTCCACAGATTTATGATCTGCCACAGCTACATCGTTCAATGCTTGATGTTTTGGGGATTAAAAATGCAGAAAAACTCGTTCCTTTGCCAGACGATCAGAAACCTACGGACCCTGTATCTGAAAACCAAGCGGCGCTTAAAGGCAAACCGCTAAAGGCATTTCAGTATCAGAACCACCAAGCGCACATCCAGATGCACCAAGGGTTATTGCAAGACCCGATGGTTGCGGCATCTATAGGGCAGAATCCGCAGGCTCAGCAGATACAAGCGGCACTACAGGCGCATATTGCCGAACACGTTGGATATATGTATAGACAACAAGTAGAGCAACAGTTGGGTATGGCAATGCCTAAAGAAGAGGAGAAGCTTGATCCTAAGATTGAGTACGCTATGTCAGACATGATGGCAAAAGCGGCGCAACAAGTATTACAGCAACACCAGGCGGCGGCGGCTCAGCAACAAGCGCAACAGCAAGCACAAGACCCGCTTATACAGTTACAGCAACAAGAGTTGCAGATTAGACAGCAAGAAGTTGCAATCAAACAGCAAAAGATGCAACAAGATATGCAGTTGGCACAGTCTAAGTTGCAGACAGATTCCACACTTGAGGCGGCACGTTTGGCGCTTGAGAAGGAAAAAGTTTCTGGTACTTTACAGTTGGGCGCTATGAAAATTGGTGCAGATATACAGCATCAAAAAGAAAATATCAAATCTCAAGAGATGCGTACTGGAACGCAAGTTGGGGTTGATATTGCGAAGACAAAATCTCAACAAGAACTTACGGCTCGCCAGGCCGCTTTAGAGCATGGCAGAGAGATGGAAGACAAGCGCATGGACGCTAGGAAGACAGCTCTTGAACACGGAGAAAACTCCGCAGACAGATTGCATACCATTCAAAAAGATCATCTTGACAGACAGCAAGAGAATCTTAGGATGGAGCAACAAGCACGGCAAGCCAAGCAAGCCGCCGAAAAACCAAAGGAGAAATCTAAATAATGATACAAGACTTCGCACGCGTATTGCGCGAATACATACGCAAAGACATGAACAACTACGCTGATGATCTCGCGGCGGGAGTATGCAAAAATTTTGACGAGTACCAAAAACTCTGTGGGGTGATCCAAGGTCTAGCCATTGCAGAGCGTTATGTTATTGATCTTGCGGAAAAGGTAGACAAAGATGAGTGATTTAATTCTTCCACCAGGCGTGCAAATGCCTGAACCCATCCAACCTATTGAGAGCCCAATAGAGGATGCAACAAACGAGCAAAAGGCTACAGCGCTTCCAGATCCAGCGGGTTACAAAATACTTTGCGGAGTACCCCAGGTATCCGATAAGTTAGATGGAACTGAGCTTGATTTGGTTAGACCTTCCCATTTCGCACAGCAAGAACAGAGCGCCACAACCGTTTTGTTTGTGTTGAAAGTAGGACCTGACGCATACCAAGATAAAGAAAGATACCCAAATGGACCCTGGTGCAAGCCTGGTGATTTTATTTTGACTCGGACTTATTCTGGTACGCGTTTCATGATCTTTGGCAAAGAGTTCAGGCTCATTAATGAAGATCAAGTAGATGCAGTTGTGCAAGACCCACGAGGTATTACCCGTGCTATGTAAAGGAAATATATGAACGACACATACAAATTTCCCGATGAGATTGAAAACAAAACGGACGTTGAGATTGAAGCGGACGGTGATGAGTTTGAAATTGAAATCGTGGATGACACACCCGAAAAAGACAGGGGCAGACAACCTTTAAACAAGGAAGTTGCAGACCCTACAGAAGATGAAATAGCAAGTTACTCTCAAAATGTTCAGTCCCGCATCAAGGAATTGACGCACGCTAGACACGATGAGCGTAGGAAAGCAGAGTCTATTGAGCGCGAAAGACAAGAGTTGGAAAGGCTTACTCAGCGCTTGATTGAAGAAAACAAGACTCTAAAAAACAACGTTAATGCTGGCCAGGAGATGATTGTTTCATCTGCCAAACAAAAGGCCGAAGCTGACCTGGTTTTGGCTCGTAAACAGTATAAGGAAGCACAAGAAGCCTATGATACTGATGCCATTATTGCGGCTCAAGAAGCATTGACAGAAGCCAAAATGCGCTTTGAACAGGTTAAGAATTACCGTCATACCCCTTTACAAAATGAAGACAATGAGGTACAAACTCAACCTAGACAGACTCAACAAGTTAGACCTGACGAAAAATCCCTGCGCTGGCAGGCAAAAAACCAGTGGTTTGGTTCTAATGGGTTTGAAGAAGTTACCAGTTATGCACTAGGACTGCACCAAAAGCTAGTCAATACGGGCATTGACCCGCGTTCCGATGAATACTATCAAGAAATAGATTCACGCATCCATTCAAAGTTCCCAGAAGTATTTGGTGAACCAGAATCAAAATCTACGGCTCAAACCGCTAAACGTCCTTCAAATGTTGTTGCTCCTGCTACTCGTTCATCGGGTGTCAAAAAGGTTCAGCTAACACCTACGCAAGCCGCGTTAGTGAAAAAGTTTAATCTTGATCCGAAGAAATATTATCTTGAACAACAAAAATTGGAGAAACAAAATGGTTGATGTTAAAAAAACCCGTGATTTAGAAACACGCGAAAAAGAAGTTCATATTGATTACAAGCCTGCTAGTTCACTACCAGACCCAACACCTGAACCTGGTTATGAGTATCGCTATGTGCTAACTCATATCTTAGGCAATCCAGATGCCATTAGATTGTCTCGTATGAGGCGCGATGGATGGGAACCAGTGAAAGCTTCAGATCACCCAGAGCTTATGCTTGAAGGTTCTGTAAACGGTAATGTCGAGATAGGTGGATTGATTCTATGTAAAAATACCGTAGAAAAAGTCAAAGCTTATGATCGGTATTACGCTAAGCAAGCCGCAGATCAAATGGAATCGGTTGACAACAGTTTTATGAAAGATAACGATCCAAGAATGCGTAAGTTCTCTGAGAAATACTCTGAGGTCACACGCGGACGAGGGTTAAGTGCAAGTCTCAAATAAAGGAATTTAAATGGCTTATCCTATTATCCCAGCCCCTTACGGGCTAAAGCCTGTAAACCTAATTGGTGGTAGGGTGTTTTCTGGTTCAACCAGAATGTTCCCTATCAACAACGGTTACAGCAACTCGCTCTTCAATGGTGACATTGTTGATATTGGTTATACAGGAGCTACGATTGGAACATTGATCCAAACTGGCTTGACATATAACAGCACATCTGTTCCTTCCTCAAACACCATTGGTGTATTTGTTGGTTGTGAATATACAAATACTAGCGGTCCAATTTACGGCAAAAACCGTTTCAACTATTGGCAAGCTAGTACAGCCGCAACAGACTGTATTGGTTATGTTGTTGATGATCCTCAAGCGATCTTCAAAGGTGTTATAGTTAACGGCGGTACAGCTAACACTGGTACTGTAAGTTCAACATTTACACCATACTATGCTAACAACGCATATATTGGTGCAAATGCTTTCTATACAGGTCCAGGCGGCTCTACAACTAGCGGTGACTCTACTGCTGGTATTGCTCTTTCTGCTTCTGCTACTACGACATCTACAACAAGTGCTCCATTAACAAGTGGTGCTCCTTTGCGTATTGTTGGAATGGTTCCAGATACAGCAGTAACAGTGTTGCAAACAGGTACAAGTTCTAGCACAACTATTACTTTATCTGCCGCTAACTCTGGTATTGTTGCTGGAATGGCTGTTAACGGCCCTGGCATTTTGGCAGGTTCAAACACCTGGGTAACCAAAGTAAACGGTACAGCAGTAACTATCAGCTCCGCTGTTACAACTGCACAATCGACTGCTGTTGGTTTTTCATTCACTGGCTATCCAGAAGTATTGGTAACTTGGAACTTTGGTTTCCACAGCTACTTCAATGCTACTGGCGTTTAATTAAGGAGCTAAAACATGGCTATTTCACGCGCACAACTACTGAAAGAGTTGCTCCCTGGATTGAACGCATTGTTCGGTTTAGAGTATGCCCGTTACGGCGAAGAGCATAAAGAAATCTACGAAACAGAGAAATCTGAGCGTAGCTTTGAAGAAGAAACCAAGCTGTCTGGCTTCTCAGCCGCACCAGTCAAAAACGAGGGTCAATCCCTTGCTTATGACAATGCGCAAGAAGCATTCACAGCACGTTATAACCACGAGACTATTGCTCTTGGATTCTCAATCACTGAAGAAGCGATTGAAGATAACTTGTATGACTCTTTGTCAGCACGTTATACCAAGGGTCTAGCTCGCGCTATGGCGTATACCAAGCAGGTTAAAGCCGCTTCAACTTTGAACAACGCATTTAACAGCCAATACGTTGGCGGTGACGGCGTATCTTTATTGAACAGTGCTCACCCATTGGTTAACGGTGGTACAAACGCCAACACTCCATCTACTCCTGCTGATTTGAATGAGACATCCCTTGAGAATGCCGTTATTCAAATCGCCGCATGGACAGACGAGCGTGGACTTTTGATTGCCGCACGTCCCAAGAAATTGATTGTTCCCCCAGCACTCATGTTCGTTGCTACTCGTCTATTAGACACAGAGTTGCGCGTTGGTACTAACAACAACGACTTGAACGCTATCAAGAACAACGGTTCTATCCCAGAAGGTTACACAGTTAACCACTTCTTGACAGCACCTAACGCATGGTTCCTGACCACTGACGTTCCTAACGGACTTAAGCACTTTGAGCGCGTGTCCTTACAGAACTCAATGGACGGTGACTTTGATACAGGTAACGTCCGTTACAAATCCCGCGAGCGTTATAGCTTTGGCTGGTCTGATCCACTAGGAATCTACGGTTCTTATTAAGATCAGGTGCAACTTGTTGCACTTAAGGAGGGCCCTCACAAGGGGCCCTTTTTTTATACAAAATTTGTTGACTATATTTGAAAATAGTGTATATTAAGGGCATCTGGGAATTCAACCTTGTTGCCACTGGCCCAGCAGACGATGCAACGATTAACAAGGTATCTTTTGCATAAGGAAACTTATAATGGCACGCAGTACATTTGACGGCCCGATCATATCGGGTGACAATCGTTTTGGACCTCTTCGCGATATTGGTTACACAGAGTTAGTCCAAACTTGTTATATTGATTTATCCAATACAACAGTAAACACCGCTGGTTATAGCGGAGCATCAGGACAGTTTGTATCATCAAACGTGATACCAAACCAGAATGCTACTGTATATACACCTAGCTCTGCATTCCAAAATGCAGGACCAACAACACAAACAATCCCTGCTGACGTTACTGGTTCAAGTGGCCAGATTTATCGTGGCGCGGTAATGTACGTTCCAATCAACAGTGTTATTCAAGACATTACAGTTGATTACTTACTTGCTATTACTGGCGAAAGTGGCGCAACATTGTCTAACACATCTGTGTTTGTTTCTAACAACTACACAGCCGCAGGCGGTACACCAACATATGGTACAGCCGTTATTTCTTCAAGCACTGGTGTTGGTACAGCAGGTCGTTTGTCTACGACTTACACAGCAACTAACTTGATCAATATGCTGGCAACAACTTCTGATATTCAAAATCCACAAGTGGGAACACAGCCAAGTTTCTTCTCACAAATTGTGTTTACATTGAGTATTACAGGTTCTACTTCTGTTGCAGTGCCTACAGGCGGTAAGCTCAACTTTACTGTTCGTTACACACAGGCTGATCCTAACATCGGTAATTCAACAACTTACCCATACGGTAACTTCGACTAATAGCTAGGGGCCTTGCGCCCCTTTCTTTGATTTAATAGGAGTTTTTATGGGTTTGAATCTGTTTAATTTTTTCTCGCCTAATAACCAAACGGCTAGTATGGGGACACAAACCCCCAGCACCGCTTGGCAAGGTATTGACGGGGCCGCTGAGTTTGTAGCGCCCCAGCGTTTGCGTGATGTTGTTGGTAAGTTAAAAGTTAGCCAATCGCAAAATATTTATGATGCCGACTTTGAATACGGCGTACAACCTTTGCGTTGGGAAAACTTTATTCAGAATACATCTGGACAAGCTTACATTGTTCAGAATCCTGGTTTGGGTGGCGTATCAATGAACATTGGTGGAGGTAATACTCCTGGTGATATTACGATTCGTCAAAGCCGTCCTTATCACAGATACCAGCCAGGTAAGACTTTTTACATGGCATCTAACGTTAACTTTGGTAGTTCTGTTACTGGCCAAACTCAACGTGTTGGTATTTTTGATGATTCCAATGGTATTTTCTTTATGCAGACTGGGCCTACTGGACCTCTAAATCCAGGAGCTATGTATGTAGTTATTCGTTCTGACTCTGGAAGTAATGGCGTAGTTGATCAGATTATTCCTTGCGAGGCATGGAACGGTAATAAGAATATTATCTATGCACTTGATTGGACTAAAGTTCAAATGATATGGATGGAATATGCTTGGTACGGCGCAGGTGCTCTTCGTTGGGGCGTAGTCCTTAATGGCGAGCCTTGGGTATTGCATCAAGTTGGTACTGGTAATGGTGTTATTAACGGCGTTGCTCAAGTTAAGCCTTGGAGCCGTACTGGTAACTTGCCTGTTCGTTATGAGCAAAGAGATAACGGAAGTAGTACAGCATCATTAATGACTCACTATGGTGTGTCAGTATTGATTGAAGGATCAATTGATAAACAGCGTGGATTTACCTATTCATATGGTAATGATGCTAAAACTCAAAACCGTTCAGTTCCTGCATCTTCTGTTCGCTATCCTGCAATGTCATTTAGGATGAGAGCTGTTGGTTCTGATATTTTTGATCAAAGCAATGCGGCGGCTACGGGTGGATCACCTACGACTTTGACAATTAGCGCGGCTACTCCTTCTATATCTTCTGTAGTAGGACAGCCAAACAGTGGTCAGGCTTTGGTTACATTTGGTTCTGCTCATGGTTATGCAGTGACTAACCCAGCCAATGCTAATAGCCCAGCTCAGTACATTACTCTTAGTTCATTTACTGAAGTAGGTACTGTTGCAACTGGAAACTACGCATTCTCTGGAACAACTTTAACAGTTACAACTGCTGTAGCTACTGGAGCTCTTCAAGTTGGACAAATATTGTCAGGAACTGGTGTTACAGGTTCTCCAACCATTGTTGCTCAATTGACTGCTACAAGTTCTGCTGTGGGTTCACAAGCTTTTGCAAGCGGTGGCGCAGTTGGATCAAGTGTTGTTGTATTGGCGGCTGGTACATCGTTTGCAGTAGGCCAGTTGTTTGCGGGTACAGGCGTACCAACAGCAACGTACATTACTGCGGTTAATGGCGCTACCATTACGATTAATAAGGCATTTACAGCTCAAGCATCTGGCACATATAACTCATATGCACCTGGTGGACTGGGTACTTATCAAGTTAGCTCTGCACAAACTACTGGTACTGGCACTTTGACCGCCACAACCACATATGCCGCTCAGACTTGGTTAATTCAGCAAGTGCCATCTACAACCACAATGATTCTTCCAATTCAATTGTTGACAGGTGTAACAGCCACAACAAATCCAACTGGAACATATTGGGGTGCAAATCAGTGGGTTGGTAAGTTTGTTTATTACCAGGCCAGTTTGCCATCTATCAGCGCCATTTCAAATCCTGCATCTGGAACTGTAGCTGGTATTACAAACTACACATCTACAATTACATTTAGCTCTGTTCATAATTTGAAACAGGGTGATGTAATTATTATTAGCGGATCAACTCCTGCTTACATGAATGGTATTTACTCTGTAACAATACCAACTACAAATCCAACTACTACAATTGTGGTTAGCTGGGGTTACTTTGCTTCTGCTCCTGCAAACTATACATCTGGAGCATCTGCTGTATCTCCATACACAGGCCGTATTACATCTAATACAACCAGTGCAATAACATTTGGTGATGTTGTTACGGGTTTACCATTAGCAAATAGTCCATCATCTGGAAATAACTATCAAATTGGTTTGATTGATCGCGGTCAATTATTGCCTGCAACATTGTTATTAAATTCATCTGCAACTTGTTTGGTTGAGTTAATTTCAAGTACGCCTACTAACCAATTGTCTTTAAGTCAAGCAAACTTTGTTGCACTTAACACATTGGGTTCATATAACTCATTTGCTGAGCAAGATTTAAGTGCTACCACTTTGGCTGGAGGTGAGGTTGTGTATGCATTCTCAACTCCTCCTAACGGTTTGCAACAGCTTGATTTAAGCAACTTCTTCCCAGTGCTTACCAACATTAAAGGTAACGTAGCCGACATTTTGACGGTTGCTGTAACTTCTTCTGCTGGTGCTACTGTTCAAATTAACGTTGTTGCACAAGAGGCGATGGCTTAATGTCTACTCCAGCATGGCAACGCAAAGAGGGTAAAAACCCAAATGGCGGCTTAAATGCTAAAGGTAGAGCTTCTGCCAAGAAAGAAGGGCATGATCTAAAGCCTCCTCAACCAGAGGGTGGCTCTAGGAAAAAATCATTTTGTGCCAGAATGGAAGGTATGAAGAAAAAGTTAACTTCAGAAAAGACAGCGCATGATCCTAATAGCCGCATTAACAAAAGCTTGAGGGTTTGGAAATGTGCTGATGGATGTGCAATTCGTGGTCTTACAAAAGGCACAATGAGGTAAATATGTCAGATATAGAATTAACAGAACGCGAACAAGCTATAGCCAAAGAAGCGGCAAAGATTGCCATTGAAGAATTGGCTGGTGAGTTTTACAAACAAGTAGGTAAGACTGTTATCAACAAGATTCTTATTTGGATTGGAGCAATTGTGGTTGGATTTGCATTTGGTAAAGGTTGGATTGTAAAATTCTAATATGCCAAGTAAATCAAAAGCACAACATAATTTCATGGAGGCGGTGGCCCACAATCCAGCGTTCGCCAAGAAAGTGGGAGTCCCGCGTAGTGTGGGGCAGGAGTTCAGTAAAGCGGACACAGGCCGCACATTTAAAAGAGGTGGAGAAATGAAAGATCACGAAGCTCACGGGCATCATATGAAAATGGCTCATCATCATTTGCAAATGGCGATGAAACACGGCGGTCACGTCAAAAAAATGGCATCTGGTGGATCAACTACTGGTATGCATGGTATTGAAGAGAAAAAAGGCATGACTACAGCCAAGATGAGCAAAGTTACTGAGGGCGGTAGAAAACCACACGGCGAGCACTCTGTTGAGAAAAAAGGCGCTACAAAAGCTATGATGCCTAAGATGAAGGGCAACACAGTTGGCGATGGACCTTTGTATAACGTTAAAGGCCCAGCTATGAAGCGTGGCGGTAAAACTCATCACAAGAAATAAGGACTAAAAATGTCACATCATCCAGAGCACCACAAGCACGTCCATCCTGCTGGTCATGAGCATCATCATGAGCACAAGCACGCAGTTCACCATTTAAAAGAGCATGAGGAAGGTGGACATAAACACCATCATCATCATTATGGTGAGCACGCCGCTGGACATACTAAGCATCATGAAACTGTAGAGCACTTGCATAAGCATCAAGCTTATAAGCATGGTGGTCATGTACATCACAAAGGATAAATCATGCCAATGCCACAAATGACTATACGTCCTCCTATGGCTGGAAAGATGCCTGTTAGACCAGGAATGGCGGCGGCTCGTCCAGGAGGTATGATGAAAAAAGGTGGTATGGCTCATCGCTGTCACGAACGTGCTGATGGTTGCGCTGAAAAAGGGCACACCAAAGGCAAAATTGTGATGTGTGGTGGCGGTCACGTCAAAGGATAAATCATGGCTACAAAAGATGCTGGAGCTGGTAGAGGCTTTGTAAATCCTCAACGCACTGACGAATCAGATGCAGATTATGTTTCACCTAAAGATCGTTACGATATGGAAAAACAACGTAACGAACAAAAAACCCAAGAGAAGACCAATACTGCCGCACAAGAGGCTAGTAAAAACATGAAAAAGGGTGGCAAGGTTAAGCATAAAATGTCTAAGGGCGGTGCATCACACCGTGCAGACGGTTGCATTGAACGCGGCCATACCAAAGGACATATGCGATGATTTCAAGCCGTGGCATGGGTGATATTAATCCTTCAAAAGTGCCTGGCAAGAAGAAGGGTGGAGAAGTTTGGGATAAGCCTCGTCCAAAAGGACTTGGCAAACCCAAGAAGTTATCTTCTTCCAAAAAAGCAAAGGCTAAAGCAATGGCAAAGGCCGCTGGTAGACCTTATCCAAATCTAGTTGACAACATGAGGGCCGCAAAATGAGTTTATTAAATATTATTGAAGAAAAAGCTGAATACTTGCTTAGCGAGCTTAAAGTTCGTGCGGTACAACAGCAAAGAGATCATGGCCATATTGCAGATGATCTTCAAGAGATTATTGACGGTTTAGAAAATTATGTTGTAGCACCTGTTAACAATGTTATTTTTGAGCCTGTAATTGAAGTTGTAGAAGAAGTGCAACTTGTTGCACCCACTCCTGTTGCTGTAACATTAACTTGTGTAGCTCCTAAATAATGGCTACTACTTCTGGTTCTTCCGCGTTTAATCTTCAGTTAACTGATGTTATAGAGGAGGCTTATGAGCGCGTTGGAGTTGAAGTAAGAAGCGGTTATGACGTAAGGACTGCTAGGCGTTCTCTTAATTTATTGTTTACAGACTGGGCCAATCGTGGTCTTAATATGTGGACATTTGAGCAGGACTATATCCCTCTTGTTCAAGGTCAGCCTACATACGCATTGCCCGATGACACAGTAGATATTATTGAAAACGTCATTAGAACTAATGCAAATGTGGCCAGTAACCAGGCCGATTTAACAATTACGCGTATTAGTATTGATACTTATGCTACCTTGCCTAACAAGTTAAATCAAGGAAGACCTATTCAGGTTTGGATTCAGCGTTTAACGGCTAATAATCAACCTACAAGTAATGCAATTTCGGCCGCTATTGGTACGACAGATACCACTATAGCTGTAAATTCTCTTATTGGTTTACCAAATGCAGGTTGGATTACGTTAGATTCCGAGTTAATTGGGTATAACGAAGTGCAACCAGCCGCAAATGGCAACCCGCCTTACCTATTAAACTGCACTAGAGGCCAGCAAAATACAACTGCGGCATCTCATGCTTTGGGTGCTCCTATCATTTTGTCTCAAAAGAACAGTATTACTGTATGGCCAACGCCTGATTCAGCCGCAAGTTACCAGTTTGTGTACTGGAGACTACGCAGAATGCAAGATGTTGGTAATGGAGTCAACATAATGGATGTGCCATTCAGGTTTGTAAACTGTATGGTGTCTGGTTTGGCTTATTATTTATGTTTAAAAGTACCAGATGGGCTAAATAGACTACAAATACTTAAGCAACAATACGATGAATCCTGGGATTTGGCTTCAACAGAGGACAGAGAGAAGGCTTCTTTACGGTTTGTGCCGCAGAGAATGTATATTGGTGGTGGAACCTAATGGGAAACAGGTTTTCTTCTGGTAAAAACTCGATTGCAGAGTGTGATCGGTGTGGTTTTCGCTATAAGTTGTTTGATCTTAAAAAAGAGATCATTAAAACCAAGACGTATGACTTAAAAGTGTGTCCAACTTGTTGGGACCCAGACCAGCCGCAGTTGCAACTTGGTATGTACCCAGTAGATGATCCACAAGGCGTGCGTGATCCAAGGCCAGACATTAGTTATTATCAATCTGGTACAACTGGATTGCATACTTGTCGGTCAAACGGTACAAGTATTACGCAAGATGGGTATCCTAGCGAAGGTAGCAGGGTATTTCAGTGGGGTTGGAATCCAGTTGGGGGAGCAAGTTCTTTTGATGTTGCTCTTACACAGAATTACTTGCAACTCAACGTGCAAGTTGGTACAGTAACCATAGTAACAACGTAGGAGAAATCATGAAACATGACGATATTCAAGAAGATAAAAAGCTGATCAAAAAGGCTTTTGGTATGCATGATAAACAAGAGCATACTGGTAAGCATACAGACTTATCCAAACTCAAAAAGGGCGGTAAAACTGTTAAAAAGATGGCAAAAGGCGGTGTAACTGGCCAATCTATGAAAGCAATGGGTCGTAATATGGCTCGTGCAATGAACCAGAAGAGCTCTGGTCGCGGAGGTTAATATGAAGACAATGGTTAAACCAACCAAAAAGAATAGCCCATCTATTCACAGGGCAAAAGATGTTCACAATGGTAACGCTGATGAATATTCCCGTCCTCACACAATGAGCGGCAAAAACATTAGTCCCAAGACTGATTCTTTTGTTCATACAGACCCTAATACGCTTAATGCGAAACAACAAGGCCGTTTGACAGGTACATTGCGCGTTAGCATGGGTGATCCTGGTGCTAATGATGTTAAGACTGATGGTATTAAGATGCGTGGAGCTGGAGCGGCTGAGCGTGGCTTTATGTCCAGAGGCCCAATGGCATGAGTTTAGATTACTCTCAGCTTTCTCAGTCAATACAGGACTATCTACAGAACTACGAAACCACTTTCGTAGCGGATATTCCTACGTTTGTTGAGCAAGCTGAGCAAAGAATCTATAACACGGTTCAATTTCCATCTTTGCGTAAGAATGTTACGGGCGTTTTGACGGCTTATAACCCATATTTAGCTTGCCCTACAGACTTTCTTGCGCCGTATTCTTTAGCTGTTTATACGACTGCATCTGCTACTGCAACTGGCACTGCTGGTACATATACAATTACTACATCAGGAACTGTTACAGGTAACATCCAGATTGGACAATATGTGACTGGAACAGGTATAGGTTCTAGTGCTTATGTCACATCGGTATCTGGAACTACGGTTTATTTATCTGTGGTTAATGCTAACAATGTTAGCGGCACAATTAATTTCCAAGGGCAGTATAACTACTTGCTTAATAAAGATGTTAACTATATGCGTGAGGCATTTCCATTGCCTAATTATTACGCTACGCCAGGATATTACGCGCTTTTTGGGCCGTCTGTGGTAAGTTCAGCGCTTACAAATAATCTATCATTTATTGTTGGTCCTACGCCTGATATTGGGTATAGTGCAGAGATGCATTATTACTATTATCCTGTTTCTATTGTGCAATCTGCTGTTAATGTAACTAGCATTTACACGGCTGGATCGGGATATACAAATGGTACATATTACAACACAGCTTTAACAGGCGGTACTGGAAGTGGTGCAAAGGCTGATATTGTTGTATCTGGAGGGGCTGTAACATCGGTCACAATGAGTACAAATGGGTCTTATTTTGCTGTAAATGACTTGTTATCAGCATCTATTCCAGGTGGTACAGGATTCCAATTGCAAGTTAGTTCGGTAAATAACCCAACGGGAACAAGCTGGCTGGGTCAGAATTTTGATTCTGTTTTACTATATGGTTCACTTGTAGAGGCATATACGTTTATCAAGGGAGAGCCTGATTTGATAGCTCTTTACGATAAAAAGTATAACGAAGCATTGGCAATTGCAAAACGTCTTGGAGATGGTATGGAGCGTCAAGATGCATACAGATCGGGACAATATAGACAGGCGGTTACATAATGGCTTTTCAACAAGGTGCAACAACCAGTTTCAAAGTCCAGCTTGCTCAAGGCTTGCACAACTTTGGCCCTACAAGTCCAAATACTTTTTACATTGCTTTATTTAATGGATCGGCAACGCTTGGGCCATCAACAACGCAGTATGTATCTGGTTTGACGGGTGAAGTTGTTGGTACTGGGTATACGGCTGGTGGTCAGGCGTTGACAATTAGTACAACGCCAACATCTGGATCAACGGGCGGCACGGTAGGGTATTGGTCTTTTAATGATGCTATTTGGAGCCCTGCCGCCTTTACTGTTAGAGGCGCATTGATTTACAATGCAAGTCAAAATAACGCTTCTGTTTGTGTATTGGATTTTGGTAGTGATAAAATTTGTTCTAACTCATTTACTGTTCAGTTCCCAGTTGCTGGGTCTACAACAGCCATTTTAAGGATTGCATAATGTTAATCACAACGACTAAAGGCGAGATGGATGATTCATTACTGGAGCACAAATCTGGCAGTGTAGATAATGATGTTGAATATACAACTTGGGATGAGTATTACTTAAACGGTGAGCTTGTGCATCGTTCTGCCCATGTTACTCTTAAGAAAACACCCTTTACCGATTTGATCGGTGCAACTTTAGGATAAATCATGGCAAATCAGCAATCAATGTGTACTTCTTTTTTAGGTGAGTTATTGAGTTCAACTCATAACTTTAGTTCCGCTAATCCTGCGCATACGGCTAACACGGCTGATACGTTCAAGGCGGCTTTGTATGTTACGACTGCTACAATGAATGCGTCTACTACTGCGTACTCTGCTACCAATGAAGTATCTGGTACTGGATATTCAGCAGGCGGGGTGACAGTAACAAATGCAACCAATCCAGCATCTACAAACTCATCTACTACGGCGGGAGTAGGGTATTGGACACCATCCGCAAGTATTATTTATTCAAGTGTAACACTATCAACTGCATTTGATACGATGCTTCTTTATAACTCATCACAGAGTAACAAGGCGGTAGCTGTATACACGTTTGGTTCACAGACCATTACGGCTGGAAACTTTACATTAACAATGCCATCTAACACGACTACAACTGCATTAGTTCGTTTGTCTACAACTTAAAGGTAGTGTATGGCTCTGCAAGTAGCTGATAGAGTCCAGGTTAACAGTACATCGTATACGACAAGTAGTTTTACGCTTGGGTCTGCGCTTACTGGTTTTCAAAGTTTTACTGCTTTAACCAGCGGTAATACGACCTATTACGCCGCAACGGATACGGTTGGTAACTGGGAGGTGGGCTACGGCACATATACGACTGGCGCTCTTGCCAGGACAACGATACTGGCTTCTAGCAATTCTGGATCGGTGGTTACGTTTAGTGGTACGGTTTCTATATTTATTACTTACCCCGCTGAAAAAGTTGTAATACAAGATACAAACGGCAACGTTAATATATTAACTTATGTATCTAATGCTACTACTACGATTGGTACGTTAAATGTAGGAACGAGCGGGTATAGTGTTTCTACTACTGGTCAGCTTGCAACTTTTTACGGCACAGATACCACTTGGTCAAATGTAGTTTTACAGAATAATAATGGTGGAAATACATCTTATGCTTCCTATGTAACTACTGCAAATAACTATTCATCCGTCTATATGGAGATGGGAACAAACAGTTCCACTTATAGTTATTCAGCGGCGGGATACGGAAATAATGCGGCTAATGCCGCAAACGCTAACTTTGTTGAGTCAGTTGGTTCCGATTTAGTACTAACAACATATGGTTCAAATGCAATTCATTTTGTTGTCAACTCAGGTAATACGGGCACAACAACTGATTCTTTAACCATTAGTACGGCTGGTAACGTCACTACGCCCAACCAGTTGCAGGGGGCGGAACTTGTTGCTTCTAATGGTATATTTGTAAATAATTTAACAATAGGAACAAGTTATACAATTCCAACAGGGTATTCTGCTCATTCTGTCGGGCCTGTTACTTTGAGTAATGGCGTTTCAATAACTGTGCCTAGTGGCTCACGTTGGTTGGTGTTCTAAATGTTTGGGTACGCCGCCTTTGCCCAGTCTCCTTTTGCAACTTTAGGCACGCCCGTTGTTTATGTAGCTCTTACAGGAGTTAACGCATCTGGTCAGACGGGAATGGCATCTTCTAATCCAACAATATCTTTAACAGGTGTTAATGCGGCGGGATTAACGGGTACTTTAGCGCCATCTAATTCCGTAGGTTTAAGCGGAGTTAATGCATCAGGATTTACGGGAGCTATTACTCCTGGTACATCAATAGCAATAACAAATGTATTTGCATCTGGATTTGTTGGTAATACCACAGCCAATATCACGGTTTCAATTACAGGCGTTATTGCATCTGGTTTAACAGGTACAGTATCCCCAGTGCAACAAGTTGCACTTAGCGGGGTTTTAGCATCTGGATTTACGGGTACGGTATCGCCTAATGGTGCGGTCAATTTAAGCGGCGTATTTTCTAAGGGGCTTACGGGTACAGTTACTCCAAGTACGACTGAAGGGGAGACAGGAGACTCTGCGACTGGTAATGTTGGAACCGTAGTACCGAATTTAGTAATTACGCTGACAGGAATAAGTGCCAGTGGTTTGGTTGGGTCTATACAAACAGGTAAGTCAGCGTTTATTACTGGTGCAAGTGCGGCGGGATCGGTTGGTACTGCGGCTCATTCTACGAGTTTAACTTTAGCTGGAGTACAAGCATCTGGATCTTTAGGAGCATTAGGTTTTACATATTGGAGTGTAATTAATGACAATCAAACTCCATTGTGGCAAAATGTAGGAACTTCTCAAACACCTAATTGGACGCAAATTGATGATAGCCAAGCGCCAAATTGGACTAAGATTACATCATAGGGGTTATAAATGTCCGTAACGTATTCAACAAATTTACAGCTTGTAGAGCCCGTTGTTGGCTCCGAGTCTGGTACTTGGGGTTACGACATTAACTATGGAACTACCGATTATATTGACATAGCCATAGCTGGAACTAACAATATTACTACAGATGCGGACATTACGCTTACCCAGACGGTTGGTAATAGCTCAGGAAATAACATTGTTAGCACAACGGCGCAGTATGCTCAATTACTCTGCACTGGCGCGCGTACTGCCAATAGGAATATAAACGTACCCAATGCGAGTAAGATGTATGTGGTTAACAACTCCACAACTGGCGGGTATAGCATTACAGTTAGAGGTGTAACAGGACCAACAACTGGGGTAACAGTTTACAACGGCGAACAGGCTATTGTATTTTGGAGCACTGTGGCTGGTGACTTTATCAAAACATCTTCTTTTGGTGGTACTGCCGCATTGCTTTTGCCTGTAGGAACGACCGCACAAGAGCCTGCTAGTCCGATAGAAGGGATGATCAGATACAACTCTACTACGAAGCAATTTGAGGGCTATAGCGAGGTTGCAAGCGTACCAGGGTGGTATTCTGTAGGTGGATCAAGTATAAGCAATGACACGGCATCCACGACCGCTTATTACCCGTTATTTGCTCATGCAACAAGTGGCACTGCACAGGTTGTTTACACATCTAATACGCAGTACACATTTAAGCCTAGCACGGGCGAATTAACATCACCAGTCCATATTTCATCAAACGGCTTTATGATTAATGGTACAACCGTATCTACAAGCTATACGATAGCGTCAGGCAACAACGCATTCTCAGTCGGCCCAGTTACAGTGAATACGGGTGTATCAGTAACAGTCAGCTCAGGTCAGCGCTGGGTAGTTGTGTAATATAAAGGATTAATATGAGTTCAATTGCATCAGGAACAACGACAACGACAGGCTTAGTATATACGTCTGATACAACAGGTAATCTAGTTTTACAAACTAATGGTACGACTACTGCGGTAACAATAGATACAAGTCAAAACGTAGGTGTAGGAGTTACGACAGAAACTTGGAGTTTAGGAAAGGCAATAGAAGTTGGGAGTAATGGAAATTCTTTATGGGGAGCTGGTTCTGGAAATGTTCTTTTAGGGTCTAACTTTTATTACAACAGTGGATATAAATATGCTGCATCTTCTGTAAATGCTTCTTATTATCAGCAATATCAAGGATCTCATTTTTGGAACGTAGCTACATCTGGAACAGCGGGTAGCACTATCACATTTACCCAAGCAATGACGCTTTCGAATACTGGCATTTTAAACGTCACAGGCACAAGCTCAGGTTCAGTTCAATGTGATACTGTAACTTCTGGTGGCAATTCTGAATTTCAATTGCGTAGAGCAAACGTGGCACGTTGGTTTTTTTGGAATGAAGCCTCAACAAATCGTTTGAACATTACTCCTGCTTCGTTTGCGTCTGGCGTTTCTCTGACAGATACTGGAACATCATGGGCTGCATATTCTGATAGACGAATTAAATCCAACATTGTTGACCTTGATCTTGGACTGTCCACTGTGCTGGCAATTAAGCCCCGGCGCTATACGTTTACAGCAAACAGTACAGAAGACATTGGTTTTATTGCTCAAGAACTAAAAGAAGCATTGCCAGAAGCTGTTGTTGGGCAAGAGATTGAGTTTGATGAAGCTGACACCGACAGAGAAAAATCTGCAAAACTCTTAAGTGTTACAAGGGACACACTCATCCCTGTGTTGGTCAAAGCCATCCAAGAACTATCCGCAAAAGTAACAGCTTTAGAAGCAAAGGTAGGAGCATAACATGGCAACATACGGACAAATAAACGCTGAGAACATAACCAGTTCAACTGGTGGGGTAATAAGCCCAAACATTACATCATTGCGTAATAGGATTATTAATGGTGCGATGAGTGTAAGCCAATACAATGGAACAAGTAGTGTAAATATTGGAACATCAGGTGCTGGTTCTCAATATGCCATAGATCGTTGGAATTTTGACTTTAGCCAAGCTCCTAAACTTTCTGCACAACAAAGTACTAATGCACCGACAGGATTTTATAATTCTTTGCTTGTTACTTCTCTTGCCGCAACAACAATAGGAACAAGTGACTATTTTCAAGTTAATCAAAAAATAGAAGCATTTAATACGACAGACCTTGCATTTGGTACTGCTAATGCTCAATCTGTTACTTTATCATTTTGGGTTTATTCATCACTTACTGGATCATTTAGCGGTGCGTTAAAAAACTCTGCTCAAAGTCGTGCTTATCCATTTAGTTACACAATATCTTCTGCAAGTACTTGGACGCAAATATCAATAACTATACCTGGTGATACATCTGGCACTTGGATTGTAGGCACAAATGGAATCGGGCTTACTGTAAATTTTGACCTAGGAATTGGAACAACTTATGTTACTACTGGAGGGGCTTGGGCTTCTGGTAACTATGGTGGAGTAACTGGCTCTGTAAATTTGGCGGCAACTAATGGTGCTACATGGTATGTGACTGGTGTGCAATTAGAAAAAGGAGCACAAGCAACATCTTTTGATTATCGTCCTTATGGTACTGAGTTGGCTTTGTGTCAGAGGTATTATTTTCAAAATACTGGATTAGCCAGTACTACAACTAATTTTGGAAGTGCAACATCAATTAGTGCTACTCAAGCTTATATACAAGTTCCATTTCCTGTATCAATGAGAACTGGGCCAACAATTAGTTATGGAGGAACTGTAAATGTTAGTGATTCAAATACTTATGATTTAGCAATATCTGCAATTGTTACCAATCAAAGTAATACAAACTATGGATCTGGAAAAGTTACTACAGCATCAGGTCAAACGCTTTACAGACCTCAAACATTGTGGGTAAATTCAACAGCAAGTTTCCTTGCATTTACAGCGGAGTTATAAGATGTACAAATTAGGTGAATTAAATCGTAATGAAACTAGCCCTACAGCGGTGATTCGTATTTTGGATAAAGCCTGTATACCCTTTTCACCAGACAACACAGACTACCAACAATTCGTCCGTGATATCAAAAATGGTGTGGAATTAAAAGATGCAGAGGGCAATCAAATGACACCTGAGCAAATCACAACATTCTTGGAGACATTACCATGAGTATAGTATTAGATGGAACAAATGGTGTTACCACCAACTCAGGTACAGTAGTATCTACAACAGATGCGACAATTAATGGAATAACAGTAGGTAAGGGCGGTGGTTCAAATACTTACTCAACTTCAGTTGGGGCAAATGCAGGTGCGGCTACTCAAACAGTTGGATACAATACTGCAATAGGTTATCACGCCCTTCAAAGTGTAACAAGTGGTTCTGACAATATTGGTGTTGGGTACAATGCATTAGGTGGTTTAACAACTGGAAATACTAATGTTGCCATTGGTGATTCATCTTTACTATCAAATTTATCAGGCTCAAGTAATATTGCTGTTGGTCAACAAGCTCTGAATGCTAATATAGCATCTTATAACGTTGCAGTCGGTTATCAAGCAGGATATACACAATCAAATTCTGGTGCATCTTATAACACTTATGTAGGAAACCAAGCGGGATACGGGGTAACTTCAGGAACTCAAAATTGTTTCTTTGGTGTTGGTGCAGGATATAGTATGACTTCTGGTTCATACAACGTAATTATTGGAAATTATTCAGGAAACCAAAATGGCTTAGATATTAGGGCAAACGGTGGCTTATCTGGAGCAAATATTGTTTTATCAGATGGAAATGGAATTATTGGGATGTACGCAAGTGTTGGAGCTAGTCCTAGAGTAGCTTTTCCTTTAGGATCTACTTTAGGAGCAACATCTCAAGGTTTTGATATATACCAAGATCCTTCTTATATATATATACAATCATATTCTAGTAAACCATTAAAAATAAATAATGCAGGTAATAACGTATACATTGCTCAAGCATATGCAAACACCACAAGCAATGCTGCAAATATGTATGTTGACAGTAGTGGATTATTGTATCGTTCAACATCATCTGAAAAATATAAACAAAACATTCAAAATGCAAATTTTGGACTTGCGGATGTATTAAAACTTCGTGCAGTTACTTATCAGTCAAGGCCAACATTTATAAAAGACGATAAAGGTAATGAAATTGCAAATCCCGTTGATACAAATACTCACGCAGGATTTATTGCTGAAGAAGTTGATGCCGCAGGTTTAAAAGAATTTGTTGTTTATGGGGATGACGGGAAACCAGATGCTATACATTATGGAAATATGGTTTCTTTAATGGCTTCCGCAATCCAAGAACTTTCAGCAGAAGTAACGGCACTTAAAGCCAAGGTAGGAATATGAACCAACTCACCACCCTCTTAAAAGACAAGCACGTTCTTTGGGCGTTGTTTATTGCGGTGCTGTCCGTGATGCAGGGTTTTCTGTTTGTCTTTCCGCTGACCCCGATTCATCAGATGTTAGTGGGCATTATAATTTCCGTGGTCGTGGTATTACTGCGATACATTGAACTTAACCAACCTACAGGGAATTAATATGCAAGAAATAAAATTATCCGTACAGACACTCAACATG